TCCCCGACGGTAAATATAAAGAACGATTATTATTTTGTGCGAATGTTATTGCGTTTTGAATAGCTGTTGTATCATCTGTTACACCATCACCTTTGGCACCAAAACTTTTTACGTTCGTCGCAATTTCAGCCAAAGACGTCGTAAAATCATCCAATCGATCACGTAAAATAGGAAACGTTCCTCTGGCATCCACAACTTCTGTGTCACTCGTACCCGATTGAGCGATGATAGTATCAACTCGGTCATCTAAAAGGCTTACTGTTGTGTCTACCCCGTCTATTCGATTGTTCACATCGACAAAGGCTTGTTTGACATTGGATGACTCATGTGTGATATTCGCTGAATCATGCGCCGTGGTAGATGCTTGGTGAGCGTCTAAATCATCTTTACGGTTTTTGATTTCTGTGTCGATGATTTCGAAATTTGTTGCCAAAGTGGTGTCTACTGGCTCATTATCCACCCGATTCGGTTTGTATAAATTATAATTAAGGGTATTTGCCATTACACTTCACTCCAGTTCTTTACCCCGAATTGATTCCATAAATAAAGCGTGCTTTGCGTAGGAGCATAAGCAAAAGGCTCATATCCACTCCGTTTTTGTACGAATCCTTTACCTAGTACGGCATTATTGGCATCGACTAGCTCTTGATCCGCAATGAGAGTAGGACCATCCTTTTGGTTAATCCCTAGTGAAAAGTCTTTTAATTGTCCGTATAATTTACTACTCATAACGATACACATCCTGAATGGGAGTGATTTTCGTTTTGCGATAGAAGGACATCAAGTCGCCTTTGCGTGATTGATATTCGGCCCAGGCGTTCATTTGTAAGCTTTCTTCTTCATCCTGGTATTGCCTTCTTGCTACGGTATATAGAATAAACAAGTCATGAAATGGACTTGGTATCTGTGGTTCATCCTCTGGATTTACAAGGTGAGGGAGCTTTCCTTCATAATACAAATCCAAATCGCCTATAGTTGTTGGTGTAGGCTGCAGAATGAGTTGATTTCCCCATACTTTATATCCTTCACTTTGGTAATCTCGTAAAGGTATCTCGTTCAACGGATTCATACCATCAACCAGCTGAACTGCTCGCATGTAATCCGATGGTAAAGAGTATTCTTTTTGACCAATAACTTTGGATATAATGGCACTCTTTTGTAGTTTGACAACAGGTGACAGGTCATCCATGCACCGGTTAATCCATCCGATTAGTTCGGCATTGTCCAATTCATCATCTAAATCTTTGTTAATCTCTTCGATAAGTTGATCGAGGTTCATTCAAACACCTCCCATATACAAATAAAAAAGGGGCAGGAAACCCCCACCCCTTCTTGTTCTACTTCTTCTTCTTTGGTTCTTCTTCAGTCACTTCAGCAAATCCTTCGTTTAAATAAGCACTTGCTTGGATGTCATTAATCGCAACAACACGAACCTTTTTACCTTCGTTATTTTCAATTTCAAAAAATCGTTCCATTTAAATTACACCTCCAACCAAGAGTAAACGGCTTTCTTTCTGGAATCTAAGATAAACGCATCATAGTAAATACGTCCTTCAACCAAGTTACCATTAATTCCAGGAGGATTATCATGAATCTTGTAATCTTGTAACTTCTTAGGCGCACACATCGCAGACTTATGAACAATGATAAACGGCGTTTTAGCAGGGAAGTAAGAAGTTGGAGCTTTAACAATTGCTACTCCATCAATTTCACCCACTTGACCATTAATTAACGCTTTTTGACCTAGATCAGATGCTTTCAAGAATGTGGAATCTTGCTTGATTTTGTTTAAGTAGCCTGGTGTTACAAAAGAAATACGTCCTTCTTGTGGCACTTTGTTATCATCAAGATAAGCCTGGGCAGTTAAGAATGAACTGTAAGCATTGGAAGTAGTGATGTTGGTTGCAGTTGGTACACCACCGTTAGCTACTGCTGCAGCATTCCATTTTGTTAAACGGTAGATATCGATCTCTGGAACTACTACTTCGTCATGTTGACGAGCTAGAGCTTTACCAGCTTCTTTAACATTCATAGAGTCCTTACGGTTCCCTTGGTCAATGGTGAACGTGAAAGAACGGTCTTTCGCTAGAGTGTAAGTTGCAACCGTGTCATCAAGCTCTGCAGCTACACCATAACGGCCTGTTCCAGTACGAGTATAGTCATTCATCGCGCTTGTAGCGATTGAATAAACGTTTACTGTCTTGACACCATCCCAATCATAATCTTGATGGGTTGCTGCTTGTGTTAGAGATTTTAATTTGAATCGCTCATCTACTTGATTTGAATATTTACTCGCTAAGTTTACTGCCATTGTATATCACTCCTATTAGATAGAATTAAAACCAGCTAGGAAATCATCCTCGCTTGCAATTTCAGTGGATCCGTGTGTGGATACTCCACCGATTGGAGCACGCTTGGCGTTTTCTTCATTTTGTTTTAAGACTTTGATTTGGTTTTGTAGTTGTTTGTTTTGATACTGCATATAGGCAAACTTTAACGGAATGCCTTGCTCTTCTTGGATAGCAATTACTTCATCGGGCAAATCTTCTTTGCTGCCTGGTGTGTAATCACGGCCTGTGGCTTCCTTGAAGAAATCAAAGAAGTCCATTGCTTCGGCTCTTTGTGCTTCTTCTACTTGTTTCGCTTGTCGCTCTTCTTGAAGCTGTTCACGAAACTTTTTGTTTTCGAGTATTTCCCGTGCATATTCTTCAGGGATGTTTTGTTCCAACAACTCATTCAAGCGTTGTTGTTCCTTGGCTTCCCGCACAGCTTCTAAATACTCGTTGACTTCCATGCCTTGCTCTTTGGCTAACTCTTCGACAAAGGATAAACGTGGATCACTTTCAAGAGATTGCAAACGTTCCTGCACTTTGTCATAGTTCAATCCCTTTTGAGCTAACTCTCTGGCACGTTCGGCATCTAATGCCAATTCCTCTTTGTTAAACTTCACTTTAAGGAAAGGCTCTTCTACAGGTTCACTGACTTCCTCTGTCGGTTTGGTATCCTCTACAGATTCAAGATCCGTATCCTGTGTGTCTGTTTCTGTGACTTCCTCGGTAGGTGTGGTATCCTCTTGGAAATCATCGGGTAAAATCATATCATCATCTTCAAACATAGTTATCCTCCTTCGACTGTGGTAGGTCGATAGCCTTTTATTGTCATGCTAAGGACAAAATAAAAAAGCCTTATTGGGCTTCTTGTTCGGCCACTAATTGATTCATGATCGCATCTTGTTCTTCAGGTGAGAGCTTCTCAAAGGCTCTCTGCTGATGTTTTGGCAATTGGGCGAGTAATTGGTCGAAGATGTGTGGTTTCTTCTCTTCTTTGGCCGCTATCTGCTCCACTGCCTGCAATTGTTCCTGTTCTGCCATCTGTTGTTCTTGTGCCATCTGATCTTGTGCCATCATTTGTTCCTGCCTGGCTTGTTGTTCTGCTTGCATCTGCATATTCTGTTTAATTTGAGTCAATAATTCCTCTTTTTGTGGGATATATTCATCTGGTACTCGTTCCAGGTAGGCAACGATGTCAATATGACCTTGAGCGAGTAGGTTATCCAGTGTTTGAATGGCTGCAATCTCTGACCAGTAAGAGGATTCGCCTACATCAGCACGAACATTGAACCACATATTCTTATATTGAGAGAAATCGAAATCGACCATCTGCTTCTTACCTTCTATTTCGATAATGACAGGACGTTGACCGTAGTAAGTCCCCATCATATCGAACAAAATCTTGCCAATGTCCTCTATCCACTCATATAGATTGGCTTTTGGATTCTCTAATGGGATCGCTGATGATTTCTGCACCGCAATGGTAGCTGATGTATTCTTAGGATCTATGTTACCTAGTGAAGCATCACTGATTCCTAGGGTTTCTTTGGTATATTGCATCGCTAACTCAATCGTATTAATGATTTGCCCGGACATTTGACCAGGTTCCAAGTATCCAGCAATATTACGAATGTTTGCATCAGGTCCCAGGCCTGCTACTCCGATGGCTGAACCGATTTCGTTGGTCCATCCGTCAATAACTTCCGCATTGTATACGGCTTTAGGGAAGGCTGTCATCATCAAGTGATACATAACCATAGCAAACATACGATTAATGAAGATTTGATTGGGTAACATGCCTGTAGACACCGCTCTGCCGTGGTATTGGTTCTTTTGTTTCTCCCAATTCATCCAGGCAACCGGGTATTCTGTGAGACCTGTGTCAATATCCTGGTAGATATACGCACTCTCGACACTCTTTGTCGCTTTGATCGTGCCTGTTTTCTTGTCTTTCCTGTACACAATGATATAAAGAGCCTTGCCGTATCCATCTGCATCCACTTCAATATCGGAATTGTCTCCCGCTTGTTCGTGAAACTCTGCATCTTTCTGGATTCCACTTATCTCTGTCTCATTCTGTTTGTACTTCTTCGCTTCTTCTTTTAGATTCGCAACGGTATCACG